TTTCGACTTTTCAAAAAGTAATCAAATGGGCGCCGCGCTAACAGCCAAGTACGGCGATCCGTCGCGAGTAGTGTGGAAACAGTACGAAGCAAACAAGAGCGATCTTGAGACGGAAATGGCGCGGATCGTAGACCGCGTTGGCGAAGCCTTGAGTCGCGATCTAAGCGCAAGGTAAACCCATGGCCGTCATCCTCCCAATCATCAGCGAATACGATCCCAAGGGCGCCAAAAAAGCGATCGCCCAATTCAAGCAACTAGAAACCTTCGGCGAAAAAGCAAACTTCGCAATCAAAAAAGCAGCACTCCCAGCGGCCGCCGCCGTTGCCGGCTTAGGCGTAGCCCTTGTAGGAGCAACTCAGGCCGCAATGGAGGACGCAGCCGAGCAAGCGAACCTTGCGCTCGTCATGCAGAACGTCACGGGAGCAACCGACGCACAAGTCGCTTCACAAGAGAAGGTCATTGCCGCAATGTCGAGGGCGTCTGGCACGGCAGACTCCGAACTCCGTCCAGCCTTCCAAGCGCTTCTTGTAGGCACTAAGGACATCACTACAGCAAACACCGCTCTAGCGCTCGCTCAGGACATCGCACAGGGCTCTGGTAAGGATCTAGCGACCGTCTCCGATGCTCTTGCCAAAGCCTACGGAGGCAACTTCAAAGCGCTCGGCCAACTCTCCCCAGAGATCAAAGCAATGATCAAAGACGGCGCCACGCTCGACGACGTAATGAATGTCCTTGGCGGAACCTTCGGAGGAGCCACGGCCGCAGCCGCCGAAACCGCCGCAGGCCGCATGAAGATCCTGAAAAACTCGCTAGACGAAACAAAAGAATCAGTCGGCGCCGCACTTCTTCCAGCATTCGAAGCCGTCCTTCCAGTAATCCAAAAGTTTGCAGACTGGGCACAAGACAACCCGGGCGCATTCCTAGCCATTGCCGGCACGATCGGCGCTATTGCCGTCTCAATTATGGCCGTCAATTTTGCGATGGCGCTCAACCCGTTCTCCGCTATTGCAGCCGGCATTGCCGTTATGGTTGTCGCGCTTGTGGCCGCGTACAAGAAGTTTGAATGGTTTCGCAATGGCATCAACGGAGTTATTAATTTCATTATTGGCGCATTTGAGAACATGGCGAACATGTGGATTAAAGCAATTAATGTGCTTATTAAGGCATATAACGCGATTCCGTTTGTCGACAACGTAGGGACATTAAATGAGATATCCCTTGGCCGTATCGGTCAGGCGCAAGAAGCGGCTACCGGTGGGATCGGTGGAATCCGCATGATGGCCACGGGAGGCATCGTGACGGCGCCGACTTTGGCAATTGTGGGTGAAAAGGGGCCAGAAGCCGTCATTCCGCTAGACCGAATGAAAAACAATGGCGGACAAAACATCACCGTCAACATCACGGGCGGCATCTCAACATCGGCAGACATCGGCCGCGCAGTAGTTAACGCCATTAAAGCAATGAACCGTGTAGACGGCCCAGCGCAAATACAAGTCGCGTAATGGCCGCCACAATTGTTCAATCGGGATCCTACGATCTCCTCATTGACACAGGGTTCTTAGTCGACGCATTCACACTTGACGACACAACCAAAGGCGTTCTCAATAACACCGAATACGTGCTTAACGGTACGACCCAATACGCATCGGTCATTGAAGGCTCTACAAACATAAGCGTCTTTCGTGGACGCCGCGACATAGGCGATCAATTTACTGCCGGCTCAATGAACTTCAATCTCCTAGACGGCTATGCCGGCGGAGTCTTTAACCCATTCAACCAAGACTCGCCGTTCTTTGACACAGCAAACGCACAGCCTGGACTAGCACCAATGCGAAACGTCATCCTCACGCGCGAAGGCGAAGAACTCTTCAACGGTTACATCATTGACTACACCTACGACTTCAACCTTGGCGGCCTAGACGAAGTCAGCGTCCAATGCGCCGACCGTTTCTATGTCCTCTCGCAGACATACATGGACGAATACAACGTCTCCGAAGAACTAGCAGACGTGCGAATCGCGGCTGTCCTAGACCTTCCAGAAGTTAACGCATTCCAACTACCGGGCGAACGCAACCTAGAAGTTTCTACCGTCCTACTCGGCGGAGCGTCTGCCTACACCGTGCCCAACGGAACATCCGTCGCCGCATACATGGCCAAGATCAATGAAAGTGTGCAGGGCAGAATCTTCGTGGCACGTGACGGGACATTCACCTTCCAAGATCGGATCGGGACGACACTCTCCGCACCCGTCGCCGCCTTCCACGATGACGGAACAAATATCCCAATGGATCAAGTAGGCATCTCATTCGAAGCAAACCAAGTTATCAACCGAGCATCCGTCACCCATGCCGGCGGAAATACTCCACAAATCGCCGAGGATCTGGCCTCACAAGCGACCTACTTTATTCAAACAAACTCGATCTCCGACGCCCTAGTGCATAACAACACGGCCGCGTTAGACCTTGCCAACTACCTACTCGTAGCCGAACCTGAGCCAAGATACACAAACGTCTCTACCGCCTTCCTCATGCTTACCGACGCCCAACGCGACACCGTGGCCGTCCTTGAAATTGGCGACACCATCAGCATCGAGAAGTCGTTTAACACTACTGGCAACACGACAACACAATTAGCGCAAGAACTAGCCATCGAGGGCATCCATCATCAAATCACCCTCAACGACGGCCACCGAATAACGCTATTTACAAGCCCGACGACGCTTGTTTACGAACTTATCCTTGACGATCTGGTGTATGGCACACTTGACGCAGAGAATGTCTTAGGATAAGGAGCACTTATGGGAGCAAACGCAGTAACCACAGTCCCCGTTTACACGGCAGGCGAAGTCCTGACAGCGGCAGACCTCAACATCACAAACTCGGGCATCCCAGTTTTTGCGGATAGCACGGCGCGCGCGGCCGCATTTGGCGGCACGGGCGAAAAAGTTTTGGCAGAGGGCCAGTACGCATATTTGGAAAGTGATAACAGCACCTCATTTTATGACGGCGCCTCGTGGCAAACTATCGGCGGCGGCATGACTTTGTTAAGCACGACAACGCTAAGCGGCGCGTCTACAGCGATTACGGGCATCAGTCAGGATTACAACGACCTTTATATTTATTGCACAAATTGGTACGCCTCAAGTGCTGCAAACCTCAATATGTATGTAAACGGCAACAGCACCAGCGGAAACTATGTAGCAGGATATTTGCGCCAGCGTGTAGGTGCATCAACAGGTTTAGATAACGCTACTTTTGCAGTAACTGCATGGGCCGAGGGGCCGGGACAGCACAGCAACTTCCAAACAATTCTTTTGCCAAATTACACAAACTCATCAAAAAAGTTTTGGACAGCACAAGGATTTTTAGAAACAGACAACGGGCAAAACGGTTTTTATTCTGGCGGCGGAGCATACTTTAACGGCACTAGTGCGATTACTTCGCTTACTTTTGCGCCAACATCAGGAACATTTAGCGCAGGAACCGTCAAGATTTACGGAGTGAAATAATGTCTAAACCATCTGTACGCATACACGACATGGCAACAGGCGAGGTCATTGACCGCGTTATGACTGACGCAGAACATTCAGAATGGCAAGCACAACAGGCTGAAGCCGAAGCGCAAGCCGCAGCCGCAGCCGCAAAAGCCGCCGCACGGCAAGCAGTCCTAGACAAACTTGGACTTACAGCAGATGAAGCCTCTGCACTCTTGGGCTAAATACGCGGCACTGATCTTTATGGTCGCAGTGGTCGCATTGGCAGTCAATGGCTGCGGCTATGACGGCTCATATCGTTACTCATGCCAAGACCCAGCCAACTGGAAAAACCCAGAATGCGAGCCACCATTGTGCAACCCATCAGGCACATGCACAAGAGACCTAATTTATGAGACAACGCCTTAAACCCGAAGAACTGCATGCTCGACTGATCGTGGTCGTCGGCATCATTCTTGCCAGCGTGTTCGCTATCACCGTCCTAGGCTTCGTGTATGCGCTCATGTTCGTCACCCAGCCAATCGGACACCAATCGCCCAACGACTCAGCCTTCATCGACCTACTCTCTACGCTCACAGTATTTATGACAGGCACACTCTCAGGCCTCGTAGCATCAAACGGACTCAAATCAAAAGCAAAGGAAACA